TTCTTTCAAGAGCGCGTAGCTGACAGCGCAGTATCTCTTCTTTGCTAAGATCAGTTTTGATACGCCCGTCGATCACATCGTGACAATTGTGACAAGCATACACCCCAAAATAGTCGGGTGATTCTATGCCCCAACCCCTGTAGTTACTGGGGATGTGGGCCAAAACGGTAGTCTCTTTGTTGTTGTTGCAGTGTGGGTAGATTTGTAACGTACACATCTGTCCTCGTGCTGACTTTCTCAGCTTAGACATGCTTGTTGTACCGGAATCTTCTGGCCATCAGCCTACGCCACATGGACTCTATCGGGTCGAGATCACCGACCTCCATCTTTAAGCGCGGCCCGTACCCAAAGTCTCTGGCCTGTGCCTCTTCAGCGAAGCGGTCTTTAGTTACCCAGCCGTTTATCCTGAGCGTGTTATCCTCATCCGTCCTACCTACCAGCACCGCAACGTCGGCCTGAAACTTCTCAATGTTGTCGAAGATAAGCGGGCCTCTCTCCTTGTTTGAAAACTTCACGTCAATCGACACGTCATCAAACCAGAGATCAACGCCGCCATCGGTGGCAACATTAACTATTGGTAGATCAGTATTTAGTAGCCTAGCTACAGCGAACTCGGCTTTGAATCCCCAGATGTTTGCCTCTTGTCGAGACTGGCTTTTGTTTTCTAGTCTTGGCGATACGCCCTGCATCTCCACAAGCTTGACGGTATCAAGCCCCATCAGTCGTGCAGTGTGTGCATCCTGTCTACTAATCGTGACGAGCATCGGTAACACTCACCTTAAACATGGCGCTCAGTTCAGTAGCCTCCTCATCAAAGCCTTTTAACTGTTCGTTAATTTGCTTTGTCTCTAGGTCAAGAAACGCCAACTCCTCTGCGTCATCAACCCATCGCATGATCTCTTTGATCTGCTCCCGTCTTGCCTTCAATCGTGATATCTCAGCTGGTCCCATTATTATCTTCTAGCCTCGTGTCAGGTGGTGGCACTGCAAAGTCCATCTCTGCGGCAACTCTTATCAACGTCTCGACTAACTCTGAGTATTCTTTGACGCTGGCAGAGCTACTACGCTGTACTGGTCTGCGTCTTGTGCCGAACTTTGTTTCTACCTCCTCACTACCATAGGTAATGCACAGTATCTCCTCGTGCATTTCGTCAGGCGTGAGTCCGCAATGCTTGGCAAACTGACCACACCATTTGCGATAATAGTTCTCTTGGCTACGAGTCTTGAATCGCATTGGTGGTTTAATGGTTAGCACAAGCCCCTCATCCCCCATCGTTTTCCACATAGAGAGAAGCTTAATGTAACCATCGGGCGAACGAGCGGCCAATACCTGCAACCCCTCGAACGCCCATTGGTCTTCTTTATGGAAGATTAGTTCCATTAGAAGTCGAAGTTACTGGCTTGCTTCTTACGGCGCTTGCCAGTCCACACCTCGCTCTTACAGTAGACATAGGGCTTGCCTGTGTCTTTGCTTTGGCGTTGCCATCCAGAGAAATCAATCTGCAAAACAGGCTCCTCATCCTCTGCCTGTGCGCGTTTGTAAATCTCGATCAACGCTTGTAGCTGAGATCCTGTTAGCTTCATGTTGCCCGTGTAGTCGGGGTGATTGTCGGCGGTCTTCTGCTTGTTGTCGTTCAGGTAGAACGGATCGCCCTTGACGGTTCTTGCTTCAGTCATTTCTTCTCTCCTAGTTGCTTCACAAACACTCCCATTGCGTTACGCAGTCGCTCGCGCTCGTCTGGGAAATTCTTTTCAAGGTTATCAACCAGCGCTTGGTTGGCACTGAACATACTCTTTGCCTCGTCTACGGTGTTGCACATCTTCCTAATCAGGTCGATCAGTGCGTCTACTGCAACGCGGGCTTGCTCAATATCTGCTGGATTGTCACCCACTACAGGCTTATCTTTTGCTGGCTTTGGTTCTTTGGTTACCCCGCCAAGATCTTTGACTGGTGTTTCAAGATCTCGAAAGTCCACCTTTGCTGGTGTTTCTTTCTCTGCGGCATTGCCATCGTCGTCCTGTGCGGCAGATATTCCGCATGCCATAGCCAATGAGTACCGCTTAGCGTAGGTAATGGCCGATCCATATCCCTGTGGCGTGGCCTTCTGTGCTGGTACAGGTACAGGGCCGGTAGATATTTCCTCACCATAACCGTAGAACACAGTCTCGATTGCGATACCGTTGTCGATGGGCACTGATTTCTGCATGAACCAAACGCCATTCTTGTTGAGCGCTGGCTTAACTGCGTCGATGACCGACTTAAGGGATGCGAACTTGGACTTGAACTGTGGATTGACCTCATCCAGATTCGCGTGATCCATTTCGGATTGTGCTTGCGCTAACGCTTGCACTAAGCTTTTGTGTGTTGACATACAGCCTCCTAGTTTTGTGATGAGAATGGATCTTTAGTCCACCCTGATGTGTCAATCCTGAGCTTCTCACCGTTGATATCGAAGTATCTCAGCAGACATCTTTCTATTGAGCCTCTAATTTCTATGGGTTCTAGTTGCTCAAACAACAAGACGGGCATAGACATCAGTGGCTTACGTTCTCCTCGATGCACGAAGCTGAATTCAATCTGACCTCGCTGATTCAAGGATGCTTTCAAACCATCCAGCTTGGTAAGCTGAAAGAGTGAAATCATTTTTATATCGACTTTATTCTGATCAAGCATCGGCGGCTCCTTGGTATTGGTCGCACCATTCAGCCACACGGCACCAATTCTGCTCGCACCGTGTGGCACTTCCTTTGCGCTCCTCTACGGAGTGCCCTTCCCCCAGCTGTTCTGAATGCCGAATAGCATCCTCTGCTGTGTCGTGAATCTTGATAGCACGGACGCGGCCCTTCTTCTTCACGGCATAAGTTGTAGGCTTTACCCAGCGCTCACTTTCTGAGCAATAGGGAAGCTCGTTGTCGAACGCCCAGCCACCATGTGCTGATTGGTGCATGCGTACCCGCGTGTCAACGTACTTGTCTTGCTCATCGTCTGACCACAAAGGAATGTCTACGATCATGATTGGCGACTCAGGATAGTTGCCACCCTCTTCAGCCTTGCGTCGTTGCCAGTCACGCAGGATCGCAATGATGCGTAGCTGTTTGACGGGTAACTGTTTAGCGTGACGCACCAGCCATGCGTAGCAGTTCAGCTGTCGATGCCACTCCACCTTGTCGTAGATAACAGACCAGACAGAAGTCACCTTGTAGTCACTGACAATTACGCCGTCAGGCTCGACGTGTTGCAGGTCTATCGCGCCAGATACGGTCCATCCCTGCACATCATTAAACAACCGCTCTTCGCTGATGCAGGTGTCGTCGCCCTCTGCCGCATCCTCAAACATGTTATGCACGGACGTACCGAATCGACTCCATAAAAAATCTACAGCGTCTTGCTCGATCTCACCGTCATGTTCTTTCTGAAGAATGCCAATGCGTGGGCTGTCGATAAGCGTGGTGATTGAGATATCACTATTGCCCCGTGAATACGTGTCCACGGTTAAAGCTTTGACAACTACGTCGGGTAGGTTGAACCTGTTGCTAACTGGCATCATCGTCCCCTAGCTTGAAGACGCGAACGCCAATCTGCCCATCCTTAGTTTCATGACGGACAGAGAAGCGCATCTCAGGGTACTCGTTTTGGAGTCGAGTAATCCTTGATCGTAGCGCCCTAGACTTACGTGCGGTATGCTCTTTGTCATCGGTCGGAAGGAAAAAACTTTGCTCCTCTTTCATCTGCACAAGCACCTCCGCGATGTTCTCTGGAAGGTTCTCCCGCTTCATCCGATAGTCGTCGGGAAGAGGGACGTTTTCGATTTGCAACGTATCGTTGTTTCCATTCGTCATAGTAGATGTCTCCGTTTTGCTCCTGCTCAATTATCCAGTCACCAATCTTGCTCATGGGATGTTCCCTGTTGGCTAGAAAGTACTGAGTGTAGTATAAGGGTTGCATCATGACAAGTATATGGTTCACAATAATTGGAGAGCCAGCAAGCAAGGCCAACTCACGGCGGCTTGTGAAGATCAAGAACCGGCCAGCGTTTATCAAGTCATCGAAGGCGCTGGCTTACGAGAAGATGTTTAAGGCACAGTGTCCTAACCTTGAGGACGTGATGCTCGAAGGTGATCTCTGGGTGGACATAAAAATTTATTACGCCACCCGCAGACCAGACCTAGACGAGTCGGTGATCTTGGACTGCATGCAAGGATTAATTTATGCCAACGA